AAAAGTCCACGGGGCCAGCCAATCCGGAAAGCCGTGTTCTATGTAAGATCCTTCTCCATAATGTGTAGTTGAGTTGCGTATGGATTTAATTTTTCTTGGATAGAAAAAAATGCCCAAGTTCCGATCGCCACCAGCGCGATGAGGCTGGCAACTGTCTTCATAGGCATTTGAACTTTTGCTTCGTCTGAAATTTTTAGGGCCATTAATTACATCCAGAATAATGAATATAAAATAAAAATAGTATAGCTACAACTACTGTAATACGATACTCCAGTGCATAGTGATCTAGAAAAACATTTAGTCTTTTTTTAAGTTCTGTCATTGTTTTTATCCTCCTTAGTTATATGAATACCCTGTTGGGGCATCATCCTTATCTAGTATTTCAAATAATTTTTTATGCTGGTCCATAATTTCTTTGTCTTTATCCATCATGTTTTCTATGTGGACTTGTAGTTTATCAACATGTTTTTCTAGTCTGTTTACTTTATCTTCATGAACTGCTTGAATAGTTGAAAGTTGAAATGTTCTTGATAGCGACCAGCCTGCAAGGGTTAATAAAATTCCTACTAATAATGTCATTAATTTTTCGATCATTAATTAGGACCTGCATACCAGGCCAGTAAAACCATCGCTATTAATAATATGATTGTAAAATATTTCTGTCTTCTTTGATAAACACGATCCGCTGCCAATCTGCGAAGACGTAGTCTGCGCAGCTTCAACGTTCTGTAGTTCATTTAATCTATCCATTATTGGCACCATTCACATTCATTTGTATCATCAACTACAGTTTCATCACTACAAGCACATGCTGTGCACGAACAAACTCCATACATATCACTGTGTTCTTTTAATCCACAATGACAAGTACAATTACAATTTTTACATTTACTCATTAACTATACTTACACCAATGGCTATACTTTTTACTCATTTTATTTTTATTTTAGATTATATTGCTACGATTGCAATTACAATAATAATTGCCACTCCGATAACCAATTTTTTATGGTCAGTCCAGATGTGTTTAGCCTGATTTATAATGTTTTCCATAGTAGTTTCCTCCTATTTTATGTCTCCCCAATTAGTACCTGATTCATAGTCTACCTTATTTGGAACCTGCAGTACAACAGCTTCTTCCATAATTTGTACTATTTGTTCAGCCTTCTTATCAGATTCTACAGAAATATCTACTTCATCATGAATCTGAATGTGAGGTATTATACCATTTTTATATAAAGCTACCATACTTTTTTTGGTCATATCTGCAGCTGATCCTTGTATTAATTTATTTAAAGCCTTGTACGTAAATGCCCGTTTTAAAGGTTCATCATATTCTTTTCTAGCTTGTTCTAAAGGTAATGGTTTAAAAATACCAAACTGTGTAGGTTGCCATAAATCAAAATGACATGCTCTTCCTAATAAAGTTCTAATTTTTCCTCGGTCATTAGCTTTACGAGAAACATTATCCATCAACTGTTTTACAAATGGTGCTCGTGAATGATATTGTCTAATTAATTTTTCCGCGGATTCTTTCATTAATCCTAGTTCAGCCATTAATTTATTTTTACCCATTCCATACATTAGACCTAAATTAATTGTCTTGGCTTGCTTCCGTTTTATGCCTGCCATATCAGCTACGACCTTATGGAAATCAGCGTCTCCTGCCTTGTATGCGTCTACAATTTCATGAACTCCAGGTAAATTTTGCAGTTTTGCGTAATGTACTAAAATTCTGGGTTCCTGTTGGGAGTAGTCAAATGATCCCCATTTACAATTTTCTTCTGGAATAAATATGGATCTAATTAAGGGACCTAATTCTGGATGACGTGCCGGAATTTGTTGTAGGTTTGGATTACTCATTGAGAATCTTCCAGTTACCGTTCCTCCTTGATCGGATCTAATTTGATTTATATCTGCATGTATTCTTCCCTTGTGCGCATGTTTAGTAATTGAATCTATAAAAGTTGAATGAGCTTTGTTTATTTCTCGTGCATCTGCAATTGATTGAGCAAGTTCATGAGGATGATTTTGTAAAAAGTTTTTTGTAAAACTTGGTTCATTGGATTTTGCAGTTCGATCGTAAGGTAATTTTAATTTGTCAAACGCTTTTGCGATAGACCGAGCTGCCATAATTTCTACATCAAAACCTATTAAGTCCTTGATTTTATTGAGTATTTTCTGCTCTCGCTCCATTAGATTTTTTTTAATTTTGTGAGCTTTTTCTAAATCAACTCTTACACCTTTAAATCTCATTTCAATTAGACACGGAAATAATTGTGTTTCTAATCTAAATATATCTATTAGTTCTTGATCATGTAATTCTCTATGAAGTCTTTGCCAAAGTTTTAAAGTGGCTTCTGCATCACGTTCTGCATATTGACCTACAAACATTGCAGGTAATCTCCATAAATCTTTTTTAGGATCTATTCCATATTCTTTTGCAGCGTTGTAAAGAACTTTTTCATCTTTACCTAAGCCTCCATAATGTTTTGATAAAGCATTTAATTGATAGGACAATCTATTTTCATCGATTAAACTTGCAGCAATCATTGTGTCTACAATTTTACCTTTAATATTTATGCCGGCTGCTTTTAACCAGCACACATCATACATTGCATTGTGAAAAATAAATGTTGTGTATTCTTGACTGCACAAATCTTTTAACCAATCAATCACTAAAGTTCTATCCATATTACCACCTTGTTCATGTTGAATAGGATAATAACCAGCCCAGCCTTCAATCGCTAAAGAAATACCAGCAATATGTCCATTGCCAATAACATTTCCTGATCCCAGTTCTTTTAAATCTGGATCATTTGTTTCTAAGTCTATTGCAATTTCTTTGACACCTTTTAAATTTTTTAATTCTTCAGGCATTACCCACTCAGTCTCTGGAGTGAATAAAGGTTGTTGAATCGTTCTCACTTATAGTCCCTTTCAATTATCATCTCAATAAAGTGAATTGCTTTAAGCAAGTCTTGTTTTTTTCCTTTATGTGGATGACGGCATATATATTTTATAGCGCATCCCTCTGGAAAAAGCAATTTATTCTCGACGACAAATTTACTTGGCTGAATTTTAAATTTCTGATAATGTGCCCCACCGATTTGTTTATCCCATACACTCATAATATATAAGCTCTATCAAAATTTTTAGGATCTAATACATGCAATTCTTTTTTAGCCCTTGTTGCTCCAGTATAAAATAATCTATGTAATTCATCGGGATCATGACTAAAAGTTTCTAAAGCTGCGTTGGTTAGATCCTGCATTAATAAAACTTTATCTGCTTCACCCCCTTTTGCCCCATGTATAGTTGACATTATAATTCTTGGATTTTTATTTATTTTTTCTCCATTCGCTCTCATATTTCTTATATAATTTTCTGTTAAAGTATCCAGTCCTTCAAAAGCCTCAAACCATACTTTATTTGTTGTGAGTCCATGTTTTTCTTGACATTGTTTTAATGTATATTTTTCTTCAGCATGAAAAGTTTTTCCTTTTTTAAAACCCGGAACTACGTTGGATCCTACATACTCATAAATATTTTTTATTTCTAAATGATTTAAATGAGCTCCTTTTCGCCACGCTTCCCAATTACTTAAAGCCAATAAAAGTTTTAAGGATACGGAATTGATACCTCGATATTGATAATACCATCCTTGAATTTCGCATAAGTCTTTGGCATCATCTAAAAAATAATTAGCTGAAGATAAAATTAACCATTTACCTTCTGACATATCTACTTGAGTTATGTCTGAATATCTTTTTAGAATTCCTTCTTCAGGTCTAGGTTTATATTTTTTTTCAAATCTGTTCTGTACTTTATTTATTATTTTTTGAGAGAGTTCATGTATAGGTCCTCCAGGTATTCTATAAGATTGATCTAATATTTTAATATCATCTACTTCTTCTTTCAAAGCTATGAAGTGATCAACATCGGCACCGGCCCATTTAAAAATAGCTTGGTCATCATCGCCCGCGATATAAGTTTTTTTTGCATTAGCCCAAATACAACGAACCATATCCCATTGAAGTAAAGATAAGTCTTGCGCTTCATCTATAAATAAAACTTCAAAGCTTGGGTGAATTTCTTTGAGAATAAAATCTTCTAAAAGATCTGTAAAATCTTTTAGTCCTTTTTCTTTTTTAAATTTTTTTAATTCTTCTGAAAGTAAATATAAAGTATTTCTTTCGATGTCTAATATGTTTTGTCGTGAATCATAATATTCCAGTAGATCCATACGTTTAACTCGAGCTGTATTAATAATTGTTAAATATTCATTGTCCGAATTAAAAGTTCCGTCATCATTAGAAAACGAAGTGGTCTTAATAGGAATACCACATTTTATTCCAAACTCCCTGTAATCATCAGGTCCCATCATTTTTTCTTTGGTGATTCCTAATTTTCTAAATGCAAAAGAATGAAGAGTTCTAAAATTTTCTAGATCAGTTTCTATATCTAATCCAAATTTTTCAGAAGCTCGCGTTGCTGCTTCATTGGCTGCTTTTTTAGTAAAAGAAAAATACCCTATTTGTTTAGGTCTAATTCCTGTTTTTATAAATTCGTCCACTAAGTTTAATAAAGTTGTAGTTTTCCCTGTACCGGGCGGTCCTAAGATAATTGTTTTCATTAAAAGTCTTCTTGTTGGTATTGTGTTTTAGAAACACTTGCTTCAATTTTTTTCATTGCTTTAATTTTAATTAATCTAGGCTGTTGATTTTTTACTCTGATTCTTTCTTCTTCTACAAAAATATCTTTTAATCTTTTTAATAAGTTTCCTGTTTTAACTTTGTCTATTTCCCAATGATTTCTTTTACAGAAATTATAAAAGTCTTCCATTCTAAAATAAGTAAATTCTCGTTTGTCATCTGTGTATGGAAGTTTATTAAAAATATCATCCAGAGTTCTGGCATTTTGTCGATTGGTGGTCCAGTCTTGTAATAAAGAAGTTAATTCATTAATTGGATCTAAAGATTCTAATGGTTCAATTTCTTGTAAATTTTGCATTAAAGGTTTTAAAAATAATTCTTTCCAATCTTTAGGTTTGGGTACTGGTATTACTAGGTTAGCTTGATCTAAAGATGCTAATGCAAATAGAGGTGAACTATAAAGTTGTTCTGTTTTTAATTCGATCCGCGATTCACCCACATCTAAAAACCATTGAGGTGGACTAGACGTGTACTTCGTTAAATTACCTAGCATCGGCATTTGTTCTTCGTCATAACCTACACCGAATCGTTTTGTTCGACATAACCTTGATTGACAAACCGCATTAATGGGTGCGTCTTTACATCTATATTTGTCATAGCCTTTACGACTTACAGATTTAATTAATTGTTGAACCTCACTATTACTTAGTGGAGGAGCCATATGAGTTTGATTCGCTTTAACTAATTCATCTTCCCAAGAATCCGGTTGAGCTTGTTTATAATAAACGGCAATATTAAATAATGCATTATTTCTAGCGCCTTCCCCGAAACCTTCCTTGGCTAATTGATTTAGACAAGGAGGTCCTTGAGAAAAAGCTTCTTCTATTTTTTTCTCTTCGATTTTAATTTTCTCCACCTCTTCCCTTCGGCAAGCCAGAAGATCATAGAGCTTATAAAATTCCTCAAGTGTACTAGCGGAGCCATTATCGTTGATAGCATAGCGTAGTCCTTTCGTTCCATTAAAGTAGGGTAAGTTTAAAAAATTACCTGTGTCCCCACGTTCCACAAGTATTTCTGTTTGTTTAGGGAAGATTTCACAACCTTCATAACCTAAAGTTTTTGATATTTTTTTTAAAGTGTTCTGCATTAATGATGCAGGAATAAATTCTGTAGTAAATAAAAAGATGTGAGCACCGCCTGATTTAGAACGGCATACGATGAGAGGAAGTTTTAACTCCCTAATAGTTTGAACAAGAGTGTGATGTTTAAGATTATAAACGTCGACGTCAATACAACCCCACTTACAATTATTATCTTCTGTAATAGGGATAATCCCCAAAGCAGGAGGATCACCTGCGAGGTGACGTTTCCATAAGTCATCTGTAACGTTTTTCCTAACGATAAAAGCTTTTCCCTTAAGCTTTCCGTTAGTACCACGGTCGCCTTTTTGATACTGTCCATATGCTATAGTTAATCCACTAAAAATTTCTTTGAATTTATTCATATACGCCTTTCTTCCTTCTATGTAAAGGGCCCTCTCGGGCCCTCTGTAAATTTAATACGGTGTTGCCGTACTAGATTTCTCTTCCACATCTGCTTTTGTTTGCACGTTACCTTTAGATACATTGCCCCTAAAATCTTTTGC